ACGAACAGGCCGGAAGTTGGGGTACTACCTCAAACCATAACTGGGATATCATAGACAGGCTGGCCTCGTACAAGGCGATTGCTTTAAGTGATGCTTCTACCGCTACCCTGACTATTGGAGAGGCCTCTCCGGGATCTGGCACCGAAAACCTTCAGAACGGAATGTACCGTGCAATCAAGTTTACGGGATCATTAAGCCAGGATTGTACGATTACGATAGGACCTAACAATAGAGCATCTTGGTTTATTATTGAAAACGCTGCTGGGGATGATGTCATTCTTTCGCAAGGTTCTGGAGCCAATGTCACTGTTCAAAACGGTAAAAACGTCATTGTCTACTGTGATGGAGCCGGAAGTGGCGCGGCAGTTGTAGACGCTCTGGCAGACCTTCAGATTGGAACTCTGGAGGTTACGGGCGCGACAGCGATTGATGGGCAAACAACATTTAGTAGTACGGTCCTTGGCGGTGCCGATGATGCGGGTGTCGATGTTAAATTTCACGGTGATACTGCTAGTAGATACTGGCTGTGGGATACATCAGCAGATGGCGTTGTTCAAAGAGGAACTTTGACTGTTGGTGTTGATGACACGGGCTACGACGTGAAGCTGTTTGGCGCGGCTAGCGGTTCTTATCTCCTCTGGGACGAAAGTGCCGACGACTTGATATTGGCGGGTGCCGCAGGGCTGTCTGTAGCAGGGGGGAGCGTATTAACCGGCGTCACGACTCATGGTGGTAATGTAGTTTCCGATGCTGACAGCACGGACGACCTCGGCACGACCTCGGTGCGGTGGGCCAATCTGTTTGTAGACGGAATTACAGCCACCGATCAGATCACAGCCACCGGGTTTACCGGAACCCTCGATGGAATACTCGGCTCCGGTGCTGCTGCTGCCGCTACTGTGACAACACTCACCGCCAGCGGTATTGCCTCTATTGACGACACTACCGATACCACCTCCGGGACAACGGGCAGCATCCATACTGATGGTGGGGTTGGAGTTGCTAAAGCTCTTTATGTCGGCACCACTTCAAAGCTAGTCGGTGTTACAACCCACGGCGACGATGTAGTCAGCGACACCGACAGCACAGATGATCTCGGCACTACCAGCGTCCGTTGGGCTAACTTGTTTGTGGACGCGATTACTGCTACCGATCAGATTACGGCCACGGGTTTCACTGGAACCTTAGATGGCATACTTGGCTCTGGCACTCCCGCTGCGGCAACTGTGACGACCGCCCAGCTTAATGGCGCATTAACCGTAGGCGTCGATGACACCGGCCATGATGTAAAATTCTTCGGGGCGGCCTCCGGCTCCTATATGCTGTGGGATGAATCCACCGACGACCTTATATTAGGTGGTGCTGCACGACTAGGTATTGGCGAGACAGCGCCGGCGTATGAGCTTGATGTGGTTGGGAATGCTCGATTAAACCCATCGAGCAACCCGGTTCTACGCTTGTCCGAGGGCGGAACCTTGAGGAGCCTCATTACTGCGTCTAGCTCACTTGGTTTTTCCATCGAAGCAAGTGGTGACAAGCCGATTGTCATGCAGACGAACGGTGTCGAACGCATGCGAATTGATGGAAGTGGCGCAGTTACTCAGCCATTGCAACCGGCTTTTTGTGGCTATGTCAGTTCTTCTAAAGCAAATGTAACCGGCAACGCCGTCGCCTACACGGTAGTCTACGACGGTGAGACTATTGATCAGGGCGCTGACTTTGCGACGAGTACTTTCACAGCCCCTGTTGCTGGTAGTTACCTTTTGACATTTAGGTGTACCTTGTCGGAAATAACCCCGACAAATACGGATGGATATATTCGTATTGTAACATCAAACCGCAATTATGATCTGTATTTCGATCCCGGTAAACTCGAAGCTGGTAGTGCTTATGGTCTGGCGACAGCAGAAATGACAGTTTTTGCTGATATGGATGCAAGCGACACTGCCACGACTTTGGTGACTGTTAATCAAGGCGCGCAAACCGTTGATGTACACGGAACGTCAACGACGGAATTTACAACTTTTTCTGGCTACTTGGTAGCTTAAACCCCTGAAATAAGGAGTCCGAAATATGGCTTTAACAATCACAGTAACAATCACAAACGCAGAACAAGTTGCTTTGGAGAACGACCTTCTCGACATCGATGACTGGGTGCAGCAAGCAGTTGCCGGAAAAATTAATAATTGCAAAAAGCGCATGGCCCAAGAGGCCGCACAGGTTCTCAAGGCCGACGCAAGCGTCACAAGTATGCCAGCCGATGACGATGGGCTGATCGCCGCTCTGGCGGCTCGTAGCGACTACAAAAACCGGGCGGAAAGGGAAGCGGCGTGAACGACAAAACGAGTCAGAGATGAACCTGCGACGGGGTGTTGTAAGGAACCGTTATGCCGCTGACGAAAGTCCAGTTTCGACCAGGAATTAACCGCGAGAGTACTTCTTTTGCGGACCAGCAAGGCTGGTTTGATTCTGATTTGATCCGCTTCCGGAAAGGTCGCCCCGAGAAGATAGGGGGTTGGTCCAGGGTCAGCGGCTCGTCCGTCCTTGGGACGGTGCGGTCGCTAAAGAACTGGGTTACCCTCGGTGCCTTGAAACTTATGGGGGTGGGAACAACCTCGAAGTTTTATATAGAACAGGGCGGCACCTATAACGACATTACCCCGGTTCGGAGCACGGCTACCCTGGGTGCAAACCCCTTTACCACGGGAAGTGCAGGTTCGGGGGAGATTACGGTGGTTGCGGCAGGACACGGAGCCGCCGAGGGCGATTATGTCACGTTCAGTGGTGCAACAACCGTGGATGGTCTGACAATTGCTGATTTGAACAAAGAGCAGACCATAGCCAATATCGTGTCAGCAAATAGCTATACGCTGGATACGGGCGGCAGCGCGACTTCCGGATCGACGGCAGGCGGCGGCTCCGCAGTGATTGCGAACTACCAGATCCATGTTGGCGCGGAAGCTGTTACGACAGACCCTGGTTGGGGGTCTGGTTACTTTGGCGGTGAAACCCTTACATATTCCCAGACAACCCTGGACGGGGGGATAAATGCCAGCGTCACTTCGATAGACCTTACGTCTGCCTCTGATTTTGAAACCGCAGCGTCGACCACAAGCGCAGCCGTCGCGGTCGTAGACACTGTCATTAATGTCACAAGTTCCGCCGCCTTTCCCTCAAAAGGCACCGTCACGATAAACAGCGAGAACATCATCTACGGGACGAATGTAAGCAACATTCTCGGGGATCTCACGAGAGCCGCAGATGGCACCACCGCCGCAATTCACGCCAGCGGCGCTACGGTGACTTTTGTTGGTCTGATAGAGATAGACGAGGAGTTGATCCAGTACACGGGAAAATCCAGCAACGATCTGGATGCGGGCGTTGTCCGCGGCACACGGGGTACGACCGCTGCGGCGCATTCTGACCTTGACGTAGTTAAGGAAGCCAATGACTTTTATGGCTGGGGGGACGCTGTGGAGCCGTTCACGGCGGGTGAAACCCGGCTCTGGTCGCAAGACAACTTCGGCGAGGACCTTGTCCTCAACGTGCGGAACGATAACATCTACTACTGGGATGCAACGCTTGGTTTGGGTAACAGGGCGTCGGCCCTGAGCGCCCAGTCGGGTGCCTCTGATGCGCCGACGATAGCCAGACAGGTAGTTGTCTCGGACACAAACCGGCATGTAATCGCGCTGGGAGCAAATACCCTTGGCACTACGGCGCAGGACCTCCTTCTTGTTCGCTGGTCCGATCAGGAAAATGCGGTTGACTGGACGCCTACCGTGACTAATACAGCCGGTTCTCAGCGTCTCTCCTCCGGATCGGAGATAATCACCGCCATCGAGACCCGTCAGGAGCTTCTTATATGGACCGACGCCTCTCTTTACAGCATGCGTTTTGTCGGCCCTCCCTTCACCTTTTCGTTTAATCTTCTGGCGAGCAATGCTTCCATAATTTCCCCCAACGCGGTGGTGTCATCCGGGGACCGGGTTTTCTGGATGGATACAGAGAACTTCTTTATATATGCGGGGCAAATACAGACCATCCCCTGCACCGTCCTTCGGTATGTCTTTGACGACATAAACCAGGAGCAGAATCTGAAGTTCTTTGCCGGGTCTAACCGGATGTTTAACGAGGTCTTCTGGTTCTATTGCTCTGCCGACAGCGACGACATAGACCGTTACGCAAAATTCAATTACGCGGACAACACCTGGGACATTGGCTCCTTGTCACGAACCGCGTGGGTCGATTTTGGTCTCCACGACAAGCCACGGGCTGCGGGGGTCGACAGCAGTCTCAACTACGTCTATGCCCACGAAACAGGGACCACGGCAGACGGTGCGGCTATGTCACCGTTTATTGA